TGAACTGCCGCGTGAACGTGATTCTGAACACGCCCGCGCTTTGCCGTGCAACCGTCCACCCAGTAGCGCCGAAAGTTGTGCTGACCGCGCTCGCTCCGTTCGGTAGGAACGATCCGGACATGATCGGCGCCTTCGGATGCGGAACGAAAGCTTCGTAGTTCGCTGTGCCTAGCTGAGTCATGACATCACCTCAGGTCGGCAGCGCGATGCGCATGATGAGACCAGGCGCGTCGGAGTAGAAGTTGTGGCGCGCGACAACGCGCATCTCATAGGCGTCAGCGGTCGCGCTCCTAAGGAGCTCTAGGCTGTCGTTGTTGATCACCCTCGGTGCGTCGCCCATCGTGGCCCACCCAAAGGCCTCCATGGTAATGCCCCATGCGACGCCAACGGGACAGTCGGGGTCATCAACGATCTTGATCCCGTACGCTCGCACGTATTCGAAGCCCATATCGTATGTGTTCGTGTCCGTCTCGCGCTGACCGGACAGCGCGACCTCGAAGTTGGCCATGTCCTTCGGGTTCATGAAGTAATAATCAGGGCGGCAACTCGAGCGAGACGCACGAGCACGAGCTCTGACGAATACTTCCTCAGGAGCGAACCCGGATCCCGGGAACCGGATACCGCTCAGGCGAGTGGACGCCGTTCGATCAACGGCGAAGAACAGCGTTGCAGACGGCGCAGTAGCCGGCACCCATGCGTCAAGGCCTGCTGCCGCAAGGCCCTCGTCGCCATCGATGAACAGGAAGTCGTTGACGGCGAGTGACGTGATCGTGCCTGTGTAAACGATCGTCGCCGTGTCCTCGTCGATGCCGGTGACCACTCCGGTCCCAGCCCTCGGGGATGCGGTGTCGTCGGTGTCGTTCGCAGTGAACGACATGCCGACCTCCCAGTAGTAAATGTCCTCGACGTTCAGCAGTGTGATCGGCGTTGCGGTGCCCGTGCCAACGCGACCGCGCGAGCCGGACGTGCCGCGATAGGCTTCCTTACCAAGGTTGTCTCCGAGCGAGCTCATCGCTCCCTCAGACTCGCCCTTCACCGCATCGATGAAGATCGTGGCGTCCCCCATCTTCGCTGCGTCAGCGGCTTCGCCCGAGATTTCCCCGGACCCGTAGTCGTTGACGCGCGTGACCTGAAAGGCCTCGTATTTCGAGTTTGCGTTGCTCGCCTGAACCTTTGCGAAGGTATGCGACCGCTTCTGAGGCTTTCCGTAGCGAATCGGGACATGGAGGTAGCGGCCTCCGAAATCCCTTCGCCGGTTGAGCATGCCGAGCATGGGATGGTTTTTGAAAACCATCTGCTCGTCCATGCCGTCTGGATAGAGCTCTTTGAGAGCGTCAGTAAGATCTGTAATGCTTAGAGCAGCCACGGGTCACCTCATTGTCCCGCAGCACGTCTTGCCATCACGGCACGCACTGCGTTTTGCTTGCGCTCCGCATCCGTCACCGCGCGCGACGGCGTCTTACGTGTTCCGGGTTCGGAAGCGACAGAGCTCGGAATTGCAGCGGGACCATTCCCGCGTGCTTTGCCCGTGACCGCTTGCTGGGCTGGCGTTTCTGCTGGCTTAGTGATGCCAAGCAAGGCCATCACTCTGGATTTCGTCGCCTCATTGGCGAGTAACTTTTTCAGGACGCGATCGCTTGTCAGAGACTCGCTTTCGCGCGCGATCTGAGCGTCTAGCTTCACGGCGTAGTCATCCACGTCCGCGCCTGGATTCTTGAGCGCATACTCGGCGATGTGCTGCGCAGCCCAAGGCATCGCCGCGAGAAATGGCACCTTCTCAGCAACATCATCGCGGGCGAACACCTCGCCGATCTCCTTCGCACGTTGAGTGAGCGCGTATTGCTGCGTGGCCTGGTCGCGCTCGGCTTTGAACGCATCGAGCTGCTCCCTGAGCTGCTGCAATTCTGATTTCGTGCCGTCGATCGCAAGCTGCTCGGCAGACGGAGCTTTGTATTTGCCCTCGACCTCGCCCCTGACAGCGCTCTCAAGCGTGTGACCGTAGGCCTTTAGCGCCTCAAACGGGTTCTGTTTGAACCGCGCCTCGGCCTCGTCGCGGGACTTGATCTGCGCCTCGAGAGCCTCAGCCCGGCGCTTCGTCTCGTATGCCTCGCGCTCCTTGACCTGCACCTGCTGGAGCAGCCTTGCCTCACGCAACGCGGCGTCATTGGGCGGCGCTGGAGCGGGCTCGGCGACTGCAACAACTGGCGGCTCTACAGGCACATCAGACGCGACCGGCTCTTTGGCCGTCGCCTCAGCAACTCGCTTCGCGAGAACGGCCGCTACGGCCGCGTCACGGCGCGAAACGAGCCGTTGCCCGCCATCGGGAAGGGCTGCGAGCGGGACAGACTCTGCGGCCTGCGTGGGCGCATCTGGCGCGCTTACTACTGCTGCTTCAGTCATTTACATCATCGGTCCACCAGCCTGCTCCATGGACGGCGCCATCGGAGTCTGCGCGGGTAGCGCGAGTGGGTCTTGTCCGGGCGGCCCCATTGCCGCCTCGGGTAGCTGTGGCGCCGGGGGCGGCGCTGGCGGCTGCAGGAGTTGTTTGCAGTCGTCGATGTAGGCGCGCATGAGGCCGAGCACAGACTCGGGGGCTGAGTTGCACCGAGCCTGTAGATACGCCCTGCGACACACGTCCGCCGCAAGCGCGAGGTCCATGTACGGCTCGGGGTAAGCGTCGTAGCCGTCGAGCATCTTCTCAACGTCGTGCATCACGGCGTCCAGGTCGGCGAGCTCCATGCGGGCGGCTGCGTCGAGATCTGGGAAGTCCATCAGCTGCTGCGCGTATGGCCTCGAAATGAAGCCAGACGCGATCCACTCACTCACCGCAGCCATCTTCCCCGCTGGCGTGCTCGGGAGCGCTGACGTCGGAAACATCGTAAGCCGATAGCGGTTCTCCGGCAGCCTCGTGGCCGACCACTTCACCTGTTTGACGAGTGTCGAGCGGCCCCGCTGCACACGTGCCATGAGCGTAAGCCCTCCCTCGCGCTCCGAGGCCTTCTCGTTGAGGGCCTCAAGCAGCCGAACGAGGTCCATGTAAGCGTCCTCGTAGCCTCGAGAGTTCATGATGTGCCGGCGAGAGCCGATGTCGTCGTAGGCGCGCTGAGCTGCTCCCGAGTCCAGGCCTGCAGGCTTCTTGCCCTCGGCCGTCATCGTCGAGAGACCGAGTTGAGAAAACATCTGCTCTCGGATGCGGTCGATCTCCATCTGCAACTCAGGCGGAGTTGGGTTGACCGTCAAAAACTCCGGGCGCGCGCCCTTGCTATTCCAGCGGATCACGCTCACTGGCTCGTTCGTGATCTTCTCGACGCGCACCTCCGCGTTCTGATCCACGAGCATCCACGTGTTCGCGCCGAGCCGGCGAAGCTCCTCCGAGCGCCTGATCATGTAGTTGATCTGCACCTGAGCGTCGCGGCATTCCTCTGCGATGCCGATGCCCCAAAAGCCTACCTGGCGCTTTTTCCAGCGATAGAACACAAACGGCAAACCGATGTCCCACTCCTCAGACAGTAAGGCGCCTGAGCTGACAGCTATAACGTGCTTGCCGTCGCCCGCGTCCTTCTTGCTCTGGACATGCCAGGCCTCGAGCACAACGACCTGGTCGACAGAAGTGTCGTGGTTGAGCCAGAAATCGGACTTATCGTCAGCGCTCGGACCCTGCGCGGCCTTGATCTCCTTGGCCCGTTCCGGGTAGAGCGATTCGAGCACCTCCCTGGCGATCAATCGGCGCCGAAAGATGCTTCGCGGTTTGCGCGACAATCCGTCATGGTGATCGATGAACAACTCAAGAGGCAACACGCGCTCTGCGCACGGCTCGCCAGTTTCGGGGTCGTTGTACACGTACTTGCAGCCAGTGCCGAGCACGCCAGCGTCGAGGAACACCTCCGGCATGAGCTCGTAAGCCCCGATGTCGTAGAGCTGGCCCTCGAGCACGTGCGTGCGCAAACGGGATTGGCGCTGGAGCCAGTAGTCACCATCCTGCGTGAGATACATCGGCTTGGGCCGCTGCTGCGCAATGATGCTCGCCGCCGTGTCGATCGCCGACGCGACGAGGTTGTACCTCATCCTGCCGTCATCGCCGAACGTGCGACGGTCGGCCTTCCAGCCGTTGCCTGAGACGTCAAGATTGCCGTAGAGCCGCATGTGGTGCATGTCCTGCGTCCTGCGGCGCTGGGACGACTGCCGGATGTGCTCGCACGTCGCAAACACCTCCTGGTGCACCTTACTATCGTCCGCGAGCCACCAGCGCGAAGCGATCGGCTTGCCGCCTACGTGTCGCGTTGTCGAAGCTGGGCGGGCGGTTGGCATCAGATCTCCACCCCGAGCTCTTCGGCCCGCGAGCGCATGCTGCGGAGCGCCTCAAGCTCGTCGAGCTCTGCCGTCGATAGGCTGACGCGTTTGCGCTCGGGCTGCCCTGGACCGGTGTCGCTCACGGGCTGCGCCGCGGCAAAGGCAGCTTCGAGGTCCCCGCTACGCACGCGGGTTGCGCCCAGGGCGCGGAGCTCGCGCACTAGGTCTAGAAACTGGGCTTGTCTGACTGCTACTGGTTCCACCAGTCCGACTCGTTACGCGTCGAGAACTGTCGTTCCTCGAGCGCGATTCGAGTGGGATCGTCGGGTGCCAGCCGGGTTAGTTGCGGCTCTACCCGTGGCAGAGCATGCTGGTAGGCGCGGTGATGCCGGTGCGTGTAGAGCGCCGAATCCGCCCGATTGTTCGGGTAGCTCGGGTGCTCCTTGAGTCGCCTGGAATCCGCCCACGGCAGAAGTGTAAACTCTTGGCCCAGCGCCGCGCAAGCCTCTTGACACAGAAACAGCCGGCCGGCGCGCAGGTCCGTGTTGTACACGTCGATTGCTGCGCGTTTTTCGGTCTTTTCGACTGCTACCATCAACATTCCGCCAGTTTTTGCGGCGTATCGCTGGTTCCACTGCTCGATCAGCGCCTTACCGCCGCCGCCCGGATCACCGCCGAGGAAGTGCACGCTGTAGCCTGACATCAGGCGCAGCACGATGGCGGCCATGTCGTCGATCAGGAGCCCGACCTCCGCTCCGTTCTCGACGAGGAACGCTTCCTCGCGGTGCGGGTGGCTTGCCTCGACGGTCCAAGCAAAGTCGTCGACGATACCAAAGTCAACGCACACCGTGTGCACCCACTTGCGCGGGTCGTAGCCCGCCGGCAGCCCCGCATGGTCGTTGACGGCTGGCACGTATCGGTAGACCTGTGCGGAGTCGTCAGCGCACCATCGCCCGAAATATTCCTGCTGGATCGTGGGGTCTGACTCGTCGAGACCCTTGCGCCGCAGGACGCGATCGAGGTACTCACGCGCGCCTGGCGTGTGCGGGTTGTGGAACATGGTCCAGTGGAACGGAGTCCACTCTCCGAAGCCCTCGGCCTGCGTTGAGGCCTGGTACCAGAATCCGGCGAGGATCGGGCCAGGCGTCCCCATCAGCCACACGTCGCCGTCGAGATCCATCAGCGCGGGCTCTAGGATCTCGTCGTAGAGTGATTGGAGAATCGCCGAATAGGTTGCGGGCTCGTCGCCGATAAAGCGGCGCATTTTGAGGCCGCGGAGCTTTTCGATCTCAGCCGGCTTGTCGAGCCCGACCACAATCAGAAAGCCGCCCTTGCCATTCGTGATCGTGAGCTCGGACTCGCTGAATTTCCAGTCTGTGCGTCCCCCGTCGCGAGCGCACTTGTGGAGCTTCGCCCAGATCAAACGTTTGGCGATAGCGCGCGTGCGAGCTGCGTAGACGACAGCTTCGTCGAAGTCCGCGTCGTTGAGCGCGTTCGCGAGCCCCGCTGCTGCCGTGACGGTCTTACCAGCTCGCCGGCCGCACAAGATCGCCTTGAGCCTCGCTGGTGAGTGAATGACGCGGCGCTGCTCGCGAAACAGCAACGCTTCCCACGCTCGCGTTGTCCTGCGCTCTTGCGCTCGGAGCATCGCGTATCGTGTGAGCGCGTCCACGTCAGTCCACCAGCGGTGTCAGTCTCATCCCGAGGGCACCAGCGAGCGCTGATACATACCCGAACACTGCTTCCTCGGCGGCAAGCCGCGCGTCGTAAGCGTTGTCACTTTTGCCGCTCCTTCCAAATGCGACCCAAACCCATACGCCCTCAGACCGACCAACAACGATCGCCGAGCAGTAGATGTTTGCCCACTGGCAGCTACCGTCAGATTCCCAATGAAGCCTCAGATCGGTCATGGCTCATCCACGACCAGTCCCATGCTCGCGACGTAGATCTCCGCCTGTTTCGCCCGCGCTGACGCTTCGCCGATCTTCATGATCTTCCCCGCCGTGAGCGCGTTGCGGTACGCACGATGTAGTCGTCTGGTTAGGAGCTGCCGCATGTCCCAACCGTTCGCAGCGGCCTCGCTCGGGCTCGCCTCGACAGTGAGCGGCTCCAGGCCGAACGGTAAGGTGCCGATCGTTGTCCATCGAGTTCGCGGTTCTCGAAGCGGATCGAAATCACGCGCTGGTGCCGCCGTCTGCATCACCGCAATCTGATCTCTCGTGTCGTAGCTGTAATCGGTTTGACCCGATGCCAACTTGCGCCTCGCCTCGGCCCGATCCTCGGACATCTGCCGAGCCACCTTGACCATCATCGCGTTGACGTCTGCGCGCCCAGCCTCGATTTTCATGTCGCCTTCCCCTTCGAGTCAGGCTTGAGCGTCTCGGTTCGCGGGTCGTTGTCGACGTACCGCACGTCCGCGCGCGTAGCTTGCCTCGCGGCGCTCCACGGGTAGTCTCGTATTCGGCCGGAGGCCAGGTGGGTCGCAATGATCACGTCGCCCTCGCGCTCCAGGCGAAGCTCCCGGCGTCTGCGAGAGCCGTCATCGAGGAACGCATCAAGAAACACGCTCGCATCGCTCTTACTCGGTCGAGCCGATCGCGGTGACGTAACCGCCTGGTGAAAGTGTACGTGCACGTATTCAATCCTGTCAGCCATGTTGTTTGCTCCCAAACCTTACTGTTGCGTAGTGCGGCGCGTGGGAAAATCCCAGGTCGCGCAGGTAATCCGTGTACGGCGGGCGCAGGTGCGTAAACACCATCCGTCCGCGTGGCTCGAAGGCCCTGAGCAACGACATGCCGAGCCCGTGCCGGCGATACACCGACTTGACGAATCCGTAGTGCAAAATGAACTCGTCGCCACCGTGCTCAGCGCAGACCCACCCGAGAACACCCTCAGGCCAGTCTAGCGGCCTCGCAACCTTGACCGTGCTGTGACCTAGCAGCCGCATCACAACCTGCCGCTGGCGCCTGTAGTACAGGCCGGCGGGCACGTCGTGCATGCCCGGCGAGTTCCGATAGCTCGATAGCCACGAGTCCATCACGATCTCATTGTCGTGGTCGCGCATGTCGTCGATGCAGTGCGGGATGTTCACGCGGCTCCATTGCCATCAGGCAGCAGAGCTTCGACAAGCTTCTCTCGTGTCGTTGCGTTCATGTATATCGCTTCTGACGCGACGATGATCCGGCCGTCTTTCAGACTCGGCGCATCCACCAGTGGCAATCCCTTGGCGATGGCTTCGGACAGCATGTACATTCGCTCTTCCTCTGGCGTCCCAACGACGCGCAGCCGCGACCTGCGAGCGTCGTAAAACACCTTCAACAAGGTCCGGAGTACTTCGTCAGCGTCTGACATCGTCATTGCCCCACCAGCTTCTTGAGTAGTTCAGGATTGTCTTCGAGCTCCTCCCGAAGTTCGGCAAGCGCTTGCTCGGGCGTGACCGCCACGCGGATTGGCTTACCGTCGTCGCTGCCGCCGTGCTTGTTCTCTGTCTTCACGGGCGCATCTAGGCCGAGCAGCTTCGCGCGGCGAGCCATCACGCCGAGGGCCGCTTGAACGCTCGCGACGTCGCCAGTCTTCGCCTTCGGCCAAAGCCCCACGAGCATCGCGTCCATGCGTTCGAGCTCCACCGTGCGCAGTCGCTCAGCGGGCTCGCGGGTGAGCTCTGCAAGCTCGGACTCTATGGCCTCCGCGACTGAGCTGTGATGCATGCCGAGCTTTTCTCCGATGGCGCGCAGCGAGTATCCTTCGATGCGCAGGTCGAGCATTTGCGCGCGTCGCTTGTCCACGTCGATGCGCTCGGGAGAGGCCGGTTGGCGGTTCCTCGCTGTTCGGCGGGGCTTTTTGTGTCGGGGCTTGGCCATTTTCAGCCGCACCTTCGTGGCCATGCCCCCGCCGCTAAGCGGAGTTGATTTTCGAAACCGTAAGGACAACTCGTGTTAGCCCCCGTGTTTTGCCCGGTTTTTTGCGTGTATGCTGCTGGTGGCACGTTGCTAGCTACGCGCGCGGGTATGTACCGTCGCGTGCGCGCGTCAGAGAGAATTTGTGAGACCAGCACGAATATCAGCCCTGCGATAGTCAACACGCCTCCCTCCCATCCCCATCGACGTTGACGGGGCCACAGGTGGCGTTGCCTGTGCTCGTCTGTTGCGCGCCTCGGCACCTCGGGCAGAGCTGCCGATCTTTTGAAAAGAGCGAGGAGCGGACTAGCCATCCGTCTCCCCCGTCCCAGAAGACACCGCACTCATCACACCGCACGAAGCTTAGGCCAGACTTGATACAACTCATCACGCCACCACCTTACGCTTGCGCGTCTTCACCGCTCGCTCACCCAACCACTGCACCGTTACTTCCGTGCGCGGCTCGGGGTTGCCCATGTGCTTCTCAGCACTCACGCGAGTAACCTGATTATCGTCGCCGAAGGCCACTCCGTTGAGTGCATCACTCACTGCCTTGACCACGTTGTCCACGTCGCGCGGTCGCCTGTCTGCGAAGTACGCCACAACGAACAGGTGGTACTCCCCGTCCGTGCGCCAGCTCGGCGGCCTCGAGAGCGCCGCGATTGCCTTGACGGCTCGCTCGTACCTTACGGTTTCGGCTGGCGTGTAGTGGCGGTTACCCTTGCCTGCGCGGGCGCGTTGCTTCGGTTGAGGGTTTCCAAACACGACAAAGCTGTAGGTGGTCATCAAAACCCCCCATTCTGCGCACGCATCGACCCGCCCGTGAGCCTCACCGCCATGCACAGGTGATTGAACCGGTCGATCAGCCGAGCGTCGCGGTATCGGTCCTTGAACTGCACCGGGGTAAGGTTGGACGTGATCAGGATCGTGTGCCCCTGCATGTCGAACAGGTCGCACAGCGCATCCGTGAACTCAGGCTTGCGCTCCCGGCCCATGTCGTCGATCACGATGCGTGGGTGAAGCTTCGGAGCCTTGTCGTCGTAGCTATGCAGCACTGCGCTAACGAGCTGATCTGGCATGAGCCACGCGACTGGATGGCGCGTCTTGACCCAGGCCTTGACCGCATAGGCCGCAGCCGTGCTCTT